ATATATTAGTATGTCTTCGTATTGAGTAAACGCGTATGATTGACTTTACAAAGAAAACGCAATCCAAACCAAAAGAACCAGAAAAGAAAGTAAGAGAAGAAGACGAGGATATGCCGGCTTATCAGGAGATGGTTTTGTTTTATCTCTCGACTGGGATAAAGACGTTATTAATCGCATGGTGTATCACAATAATTTCATTAGCGTACATTAAGCTTCCAGATAGCAAATGGTGGGTTGCTGATCAACGAATCGACGCGACCTATGCAGCGGGCGTTTTGGGGGGTCTACTTGGATCTCTAGGGGTTACGGTCGCTAATGCAGGAAAAAAGAAAGACGAAAAGAACGGAGGATCAGCAGCAAATAAAAAAGAAATATCGGAGCTTAAAGCATTAATAGCAGAACTTTCTAAATCACAAATAGTAAAAATACAAACACCATTAAAAATCATCCCAACGCAAGGTGTAGAAGTCGTCACTCCAACAAACCAAGAGGAACCCACAGTATGAAACGACTATTAATCCCCTTTGCTTTCTTGCTTGCGTCTTCTCCAGTGCAAGCTGATATATCTATCAAGCACACAGCCAGTACAAGCTTAAGTGTGGGAGGGGCACAGGTTCAAGCTATCAGGGTTCCATCGACGTACGCTGTGTCAGGCAATAATATGAAAGTTACGACTGGGGAACACTTCGGCAAGCTGACCGCCCCAACAGCCACAGCAGCAGCAATCCTTGACGTGGGTGTATATGAAGTAAACACTGTAGGATCAGCCTTCAGTTTCGAGGAAAGTTATATTCAAGGGGATGCGATTCCTGCTATCGGATCAGGTGTGGATGTCTCCGCTGGGGTAGTCGCAGACATGCCAGCTTTTGGTAATTCCACAGTGGTTTCAGGAGGTGTCGCTGGATCTCTTGCTGGCACGGTTACAAGTGCAGGAGTTGCTACTGTTACTGCTGGAGGGGCAGGCACAACTGGGGTGGCTCAATATTCGTCAGAAATTACCGTTAAATAATATTTAATGAGTAAAATATGTAAGTTATTGCTGCTTATATCTTTTACAGGAACAAGCGTTTCTGCTGTTCCCGTCGTTCCCACATTCTCTACAGGTACGCTCAATTCTCGGCAAGAAACTAAAACTGTGGTAACGGAAACTATAACTTCTGTAGATTATCGATCTGGCTATGAATATGTAGTCTCTGGGCATAACATCGAACCACTAGATACAAGTGTTATTTCACCTAAAGCTGTATTAGATGCACCTCAAACTGTTGACAACATTACTTTCACATGGACATCAGTAGATGTAACACCAGCAAACAAACCCGACTGGGCAATAAAAACTGCTGGAGACGCTTTTTCGTTCACAGAAACTCTGTCACAACCAGGGCTGCAAAATGTAACCACAATAAACAGAACTACTACCACCGACTCTATAGTGGAATCGGTATCTGTCTTTACTCAATAACATTTAGTCAACCAGTATTTGCAAACGCTACGACTATAGCAAGCCCTTCAGCGACATCACAGGGGTCAGTAATTAATCAGGGTATTCAGGTTCAAAATGGTAGCTTTATGTTTCAAGAAGTAGGTGATGGAATCCGTTGCAGTGGAACGACTCTTACCATTAATCCTTTTATCTCTAAAGTTGATACATGGAAAGATCCATATGAACCAACGTACCAAGAAAATGTATATGATGACAGTACAGATGATGATGGTAATTTATTAAATCCTGGGGGAATTTTATTTACTAAGCCCGTTCGGACTGGACAAGCACGTAATAATCTAAGTTTTAATTACGGTATCACCGCCACGATAGCAGTACCACTAGATCGCCGCATGACTAATAGGTGCGTGGCCGCAATGAATACACGTGTTAAATATTTAGAACAAGCCTACAAAACCAAGAAGCTAGATTACTCTCTTAGCCGTCTCAAAGTATGTGCCGAGCAACTAAAATTGGGCGTGATGTATTCAAAAGATAGTCCTAGCTATATTGTATGTGAGGATGTCCGTCTGGTAAATCCTCCTAATACACTGCCAGATCACAAACATTCTATTTCCGAGAATCTCTCTGTTCCTTTCTCCTTTCAGAAAGGGACTTTACAGGGGGCTTCTTCTTCCGAATAGCTAACAACTTTTTAGTAAATTTTTTAGAAAAACTTTTAACCTTTCCCTTTAGCTGCTTCTGAACAAACTTAGCTAGGGGTTGCCCAATAACAGTAACTCCGATAACTGAAGTGATAGCTATTGTCGATGTGTTTACGAGAGTGCTGGGTGGGGGTGTGTAGGAATTAATGACATCAAATAATGCTCTGTCTTGATAAATGGTTTCACATAAATCACCATTTTTTTCATAGCGTAAAACAATCTTGGTTGAGAATTTCCCAGGAGCTCCAGGTGGAGGAGAACCAGGGAGAGGACAAGGAAGATCAATAGTTTGATTTGTACCAGTTAGATCAATTTTGGGCGTTTCTAATCCATTAGCAATACTCTCAGTTTCCTTCTCTTTCTTCTCTTCTTGTTTGGTTTTCTTTTTTGGTGTCTTTAATTTAGGAGTAGGAGGAACGATTTCTGGTTCTTCTTCTTTTACTGGACCAACAACAGATAATCCGTCCCAATCAATAGCCATGCTTTCAAGGGTTGGTACGTTCCCGTCGCAAACATAAAAATTTCCAGCAGGATCTGAAGTTACTAAATTCTTATTTTTTAACGTCCTAGCCCTTACACAACCAGGCATTTCAATAATTGGAAACCCTATGTTGTTAGGTATTACAGGCTTAGGTGTAGTAATTAATGTTGTATCAATAGAAGCTTCAGGTATTTCTCTGATTGAAATATCTTCTATTTCCATCTAGCAATCAGATAAATCTTTGCCCAAACTTGACCCTACATTTTGCCCTATTTTTTGTGCGCGGTTTCTTGCGAATGGTTCAAGTAGAAAACCTATTATTGGCACGTTAGAAAGTTTAGAAGCACCCGCCGCGCCTGCTACACCCGCCGCAACAAGGCCGCCGTTATTACGTGCGATTATTTCAGCCTCTAAGCACTTTAAGTCGATTTCCTGCGCTTTCTCTGTTGGTACGTGCGGGATATATTCTCTATGCGTGTAATCTGTTTTACCGTTCCATTTAGACTTTTCAGACGTAAACATTACTGTCTTAGGTGAGTGCATATTATGAGTGACTAAAACGTCTAATTTCTCCCCATCCCTTGAATATTTCATTTGCGAAGAGCTGTTTTCTGTTGTTGCTAATCGGGCTAAGTTTGGCATATCTGTTTCACGTTTACTAAGCATATTTAAAACAAAGAAATTCTGTCCAACCATTCCAACGCCAAGGATAATGGCGATTAATTGTGATGTAGATTTAAACATTAGAAAGGCATCACAGGACCAGTTGCTTTTGGTATTTCTACCTTTGGCATTGCCCCCTGTATTAACTCAGGTAGTTTCTCCGTGACCTGTTCCATTACTCCTTTTATAATATTTCCACGTTGAAAATAAACAGTAGCAGAACCACCAACGACAATAAGAAACGTGGCAATCGTAAACCCGTCAAGTACTTTCCTAACCATAAAAGTAAAGCTTTGCCCCAAATCTTAGCTACTATGAAGACGTATTAAAACCCCTTTGTTATGTGGGAGTCAATTAATAGAACATTAATAAATGGAATTGTCTTAGCTTTTGTAATGACGTTTTGCGCGGTCTTACCTTTATTTATGATGAAAGAGATTGTAGAAATTAGAGTGCAACAACAAAAAAGCTATGAGAGATTAGTTAATAATTAAGTGTTATTTTCCCAAACATCAAATGAAGGTTTGGCCCATTGTCCGTAATTTTCTTGTCCTACAGGTTTTTGAATTTCAGTGAAGGGTAGCGTCTTTACATAATTCCAGAACGGGCTATTAAATTTAGAGCCTGTGACGTAGTGCCATAAAATAAACTGCTCAATCTTAAACACCTCGTCATGAATCAAATTTAAGCATTTAGGAATATCTACTTTATTAATAAAACGATCATAGCCACATCTAGCAATCCATAGATATAGTCCAGTAGCTGTAGCTTCTAGGGGTTCAATAAATGCACACTGATTACCATTTAGTAATGTACGTTCACCAACGAATGGATTAAAAGAACAGTAGTTCTCGAATTTCATTGAGTGTTCTATCTCTTCTACTCCAAAGCGTTCTTGGAAGTCTTTTGTTGCTTCTTCCTTAGAAGTTAAGCCGCTATTATATAAATAACCTAAGCTTAATTTATCTTCAACAGGAACAACAAAAGTCCATCCATTAGGGGTTGCTTGTGCTTCAGTCCATATCATTTCTTTTTTTGGTAGGCTTGCAAGTAAAACAGAATTAATAGGATTAACAAGTTTATTTATATTATCTTTATCGATGTTTTTACGTCCTCTACAATCAATAATAAAATCAGCGTCAATCTCTTTTTCTGGGTCGGTTATTTCTTGTTCTTTGATATTAAACAAGCCACTAGATAAAACAGCATCACTTAATTTCTTAGGGGTGTAATGGATACTTACTTGATCAAGTGAATAAAAAGAATGAAAAAACTCCTCTTTTTTAATCCCCCAATTCTTATATAAAATTCCTGTTTTTAATGTCGCTCCAATTTTATTGTCATACCAATCACAACCCAATGAATGAGAGATCAAATTAGTTACAGGGATCGTGGTACCTTGCCCGACTCGCTCGATTGGGTGATGTTCAGAGTCATGATATAAATCAATCTGTAAATCTGGTTGGTATAGCCTCCAATGCAGGGCCGTTACACATCCAGCATTACCCGCACCAACAACGGCTAGTTTTTTATTCTTCTGGTCCGGGTTCATGCTGTTCTATATATTGCTCATAAAAGTCTCTGATTTCTTTAGCTGTAGGATTTGTTAAATCAAGCGTGTGTTTGTTGTTGCTTGAGTCTGTGTATTCAACTTGTGGCATTGTTTTTTTTTAGTAGTAGTTAATTAATTTTATTCGTCCGCAACCCTAGTGCTTGGATAAGACCTTGCATCACCTGGCCACATAATACGGACTGCGCCTTTGCCTGCTCTACCAAAATTATTTCCACAACTAGACCCGATTACGCCACCAGCGCCGCCGCCGCAGAAGTACCCCCAACTGGACTGAGTTGTATTTGCATATGGTGCTGAAGACGTGCTGACTTGACCATTGCCGCCGGGGCTACCGTTTACATTGGATCCGAAGCTACCACCAAAACCGGGATTACTGCCGACACTGTGACCTTTTGAACTTGAACCGCCACCGCCACCGCCAGATCTGCAATTAGCGACATCCAATTGTGAGCCGCCGCCGCCTCCTGCCGCGTCTCCAGATCCAGCAACCCCATTATTATTATCTCCATCACCTCCACTACCTCCATTTCCTGTGAACCCAGCGCAGCCCCCCCCTCCGGCAGGTCTATAGCTACCCCATGAAGAATATTGAGAACCGCCAGTCCCGCCAGAATATCCAGCAGTCATGGCAGAACCTCCAGCAGAACCACCAGCATTGAAGTTGCCACCATATGCGACTAACACGCTAGTACTATTAAAATATGCATTTGCAGGCATGGTTCCTGTCGTGCTCGGCAGCATTTGATCAGGTACACTTACCGAAATAACAGCCCCAGGCGTAACAGCGATATTATTCCCTATCGCAAGCCCGCCCCCCCCCTCCACCATTTCCACTAGTAGCTATTGCACCGCCCCCAATGCAGACGACCGAAACTGATGTCACGCCTGCCGGAACTGTCCAGGATGTCGTGCCAGGAGTTAAATCTACTTGACCAGGCGCAGCAGTAACCGTACCCCCCGCACCTAAAAGCATTTGTTGAATAGGCATAATTTAAGAAAGTGGTGAGCCGCTTATATAGCAGGTGTCAGCGGCGGTGAATAAGAGAGTTGCAACCCCACGTGTTCCGAGTGTGCGGTTGGCGTTACTAGCGTCTGCAATGTTGTACATATTGGTTCCCTTGGTAATAGTTAAATCACCACCCGTATTATTCACGATAGTCACGGCTTGACCCGCTGTAAAAACGCTGTCAGCCCACGTAATGTTTCCACTAGCTAAAATATGTTTTCCGGCGTCTGATGCAACCAATGTATAAGCCCCTGATTGAGTGTTTTGAACTATTGTTCTTAACTCACCTGTACTATCGGTAACTGTGCCAGTAACGGTAATTCCCGATGCTGTAGTCGTTAATCTGATATTCCCTGAATTGTATAAATAGACAGCACCTGCCGCTGTTCTGTAAATGTCATAAACGCTAGTAGTTCCATTATGTGAACCTATAGACCAATCTCTATATTCTGCATTTCCATAATGGGTGAAGTGAGCATCCCCATCATCAGCTACATAAAATCTAAAGCCAGTACCGACATTATCATGATACGTCTCATTACCTATTCGACCATACCAAACATTATCATCATCCCCAGAAATATTAATTACTGGTCCTGAACTTCCGTCATCTGTAAATGATGCACTAGGCCCAGCTATTGCACCCGTAAAAGTTGCACCAGCAAGATTAGCTTTTAACGCATCAGCCGTATCTACATATGCTTTAGTACTTTGCTGACTTGGTGGACTTGTTGCGCTGTTACTTGAAAAGTTATCTTCATCTAATAATGTTAAACCTGCGCTCATGTATCCCAATGAGTTATAAGCCGTTGTTCCATCCCCTAATTTTATTTTATTAGCTGTTGAATCTATAACCGCCTCTCCTGCTGCTAAAACTGGATTAGCACTGGCCCAATTCGTCGCCGTATCTCGTCGTAATTTTAGTACTACATTAACGGTTGTTGAAGTCATAGCCTAGCCGCGCCACCATTTAAATTCATTGTAATAGAAGTTGGCGTTGCATCATCACCGTTAATTATAAAAGGAGCTGTTCCGTTAAATGCGTAACTACTAAACGCCGCTTCAGTTGCCAAAGTTGCACCGCCTCCATTCAAAGTAAATAACAACTCAGGCCCCGTTAATATCAACAACTTAACGTCTATATCATGCATTACCCCGCGCTGATCTTCTTCAGGCGGTTCTAAATATCGATAGGTTGAACCAGAAGGGACGACACTAGAACTACCCCATACAATCGCCGGAACAGTAAACGATAAATGTTGACCCGCCGCGTTATAATAATGCTCACGAATTAAACTAACTTCAGTTTGTGTTCCATCTTTAAATCTTAATTTTAATATGTGATTATTAACAGCTAATGAATGTCTAAAACATATAGGGCCACTAGATAAAGTAGAACTCTTAGATACATTTAACGCGCCTAAATCATAAGAGATAGAATTAGGTCTTAAGTAAGGGAAAGCATCCATAATTAGACAGTGTAAGGCGGTAAAAGTTCAAGACTTACAGAAACGTCTATTTGCCCCTCGTCCTCGTCAATCTCTGGCCTATCTGAATACCTCCACTTATAGCCAGTAGGAAAACTTAAGTTCGTTGCAACTAAAACAGACGTATTTAAATCAAAGCTTTCAAATGTCCCATGCATTACATAATGATTCGAAATACTTTCATAATCGGCTCTTGGTAGACTTTTAAACCTGAGCTTTAATTGATGCCCATAACTTGCCGAACTATGCCGAATGTTTGTCTCTGTGCCGTTCATATCGGAAAGCGTAGAACTTGCAAAAGAACCGGGCACATAAGTTCTTGCGGATGGGACAACAGAAGGAAAATCAGCCATTAATGCCCGACCCCCTGCCATGTAACGGCTGTTGTTGTTCCGTTAGTGCTTAGTTCCCATTTGCCGGAAATGGTCCATTTAGAACCTGGAGTACTACAAGAAAAGAGCATTGAAGGCGCAGGGCCAGGACACGCCCCGCCACTACCATTAACACCTAAACCACCTAAGCTTAAACTTCCGCCGCCGCATCCTGTTATTTGCTCAACCTCAACCCTAGAGCGCCATTCAACAGGACCAGGATCAGGGTGAAAGAAAGAATCTCCTACTGCCTGCCCTGGCCCCTGAGAAACTGGACTAAAACCCGCGCAACCCCACCCGCCGCCAATTGTCAAATACCCGCCTGATCCATAAGCCGTATAAGCTGTTGTTACATCTGTTGTAGTTGTTGATTCTTGAATGTCTGGCAATGGGTTCCCGTAGCCGTCTGTCCTGCCTGTTTGTTTTGCTGTAAAAGCCGTTGTTGTTCCGACCCATCGGGCATGGGTGTAATTAGCAGTGTTTGGTGCAATTTCTTTATCAGTCATGCCTATATCTGTTGGTGTTCCAAAGCCTGTGTCGCTACTTTCGTCGGGGCATTCTGTGACCCACTTAATCATTTTATCAACATCAGCCATTGTTAAAATATAGATAGAAGTACCAGGAGAATCCATATCAGCCGCCGCTACTGTTTGCACTGGAGTTGTTCCCCATTCAATCGCGTCATCATCCATATTTTTAGTGCCGTCTGCATTTAATGGCCTTGTGCCGTGATAACGAAGAATACGACCGCCCGCGCAAGTTGGGCCGGTTGCCGTTACTGTGTCGCCTTCTTGCAAGTCTCTTGATGTTGTTCGATCATCTGTTAACGACGTTGTTAAAGGATTTTCGAGAGGATCTGTTGCGTTTGCTTCGTCGCCTAAATCTGCGCCAAACTCACCGGCAACCCCGCCACTAGATAAATTGTAAGTTGAACCAAAGCCGCCAATATCATATGAATCGACGTTAAAGTTTGCACCGTCAGCAGTAGAAGCACCGCCAGCAGTTGCAAGGCTTGTTTTATTTAATGTCGTTGTAACCTCTGCCAAACTTGGAACATCAAAACTAACTGGCAAGCTTCCATAATCAATACCAACATCTGAAAGAGCTGTACTTGTATCGGTTCGGCTATTTACATCGCAAGTGAAATCAGTTCTTGATGTTCCGACAAGTGCCCCGCTACCCGTTGCAGAATTAACAAGTAAAGCAACAATACTTCTCTTTTGATTGTCTATTGGAAAATGCGTTAGGTCAAGTGTGATTAATCCACTTGTACTTTTTTCAATGCGTTCTACTTCGTAAAAATAATCATGGCTACTTAATCCCGCTTCTGTCTCTCTCCTAAGCTTGACCCTGACAATATCTCCTAGCTCTAGCGTTGCATTAAAAGTAGAAGGTCGAACGCTGATTCTGCATGTATGAGTGATTGTTTTTTTTCTAATAGCAATATAAGAACCTACTTTTACAGCGTGGTTTTCGGTCGCACAATAAGTACTTAAATCATGGGATTCATAAGGCCCCGTAC